AATACATTGCGCTGGAAACAAAGATTGTGAAACTCGCATTGGGGTTGCAATTATGTATTCTGATGTCAAGGAAGCCGTTGAGAAACTCAAGAGTAAAAAAGACATGTTGGAAGTCTTTTCAGCTTCTGTCTTAAAATCTGAGTCTTTATGTCTCCCTGGCTTAAAATCACCATTTAGATTTGAACATTTGCCTTATATCAATTACTTAGGTTCCACGGGAAAGCCCGTTTTTATGAACAACAGGAGTAATATCGTTAAGTCGAGCTTATATGGTTCGCTTGATGCAATATTTGACACAATTGACTTCAAACCCGATGAACATTTTGTGGTGCCCACTTTGAAACCCCGATTGGTTGAAGGAGAATATATTTCACCTTGGAACCTTTCACTCAAGAAGGTCAATCAAACATCTCCACCACTAAACATGAGAATTGTTGACCGAATTGTAAAAGAGTATTCAGAACGGATTATATCTATGATTAAAGCCAAACATGGCGATGATTATAGTTTAGCTCCTTTGGATATTCAAACAGCAGTTAACGGTCACGAGCGTGACGCTTATCTCCGCAGGATTAATGCTTCCACTTCTGGTGGCTATGGTTATGGTGCTAAAAATCCCCATATTCCTATTGTTCACGAAGAAGATAATATTCGTGAAGCTACCCATGAACTCAAAACACGTATCAATGAAATACTTGAAACGTATGAGAATGGAGATTCTGCAAATTTTATTTATGGGACATCACTTAAAGATGAACCTAGAGAAGCAAAAAAGAATGCCATTGGTAAGATTCGTGTTTTTTACATGACTTCCCTTGACAATCTTATTGTCAGTCGAATGTTCCTTGCTCCTTTTTATACTATGATGGTTGAAGATGGTGAGATCTTTCGCACTTCTGTCGGTACGAACATGCATTCAGATGCAGATGCCATTTATGAGCAAATGAAAGCCTTTTCTGATGATATCATTGAAGGAGATTATTCTGATTTTGACGTGAACAATCCATTTGGGATCGGTCATGCAGCAGCAAGCGTCATACTTAGAGTATTAAGAGCTTTTGGATACAACACCAAGGCTTTGAATATGACAGAAGGTATTTTGTCTGATGCACTATTTACTTTAGTACATATGAATTGTGACATCTTTTCTAAACCTGGGCTTCAACCTAGTGGGAAATATGGCACCGCAGAAGATAATTCATTGAGAGCTGTGCTCATGCAGATGTACATTTATTATACAATACCTGCATTAAAGGAGACTAGTTTTTTCGAAGAAACAATGCTCTTAACCTATGGTGATGATTTTCTCAATGGGCTGTCCAAATTGACAGCAAAACATTTGAACAATTTCGTCTATAGAGATAAATGTCTCGAACATTTTAATATGAAAGTCACTCCTGCTTCAAAAGCTGGGGTTATGACAAAATTCGTTACTCGAGATGACATGTCATATCTGAGAAGAACTTGGGTTTGGGACCCTGTTCATGAGGTGCACAACGCCAAATTGAATATGAATTCTATTTATAAATCATTACAGTGGACTGCACCTTCACAGGTAGAATCTGTGGCTGATCAAGAGTTATCTACGATTAGATCCGCATTATGGGAGCTATTTTTCCATTTAGACAGAGATACACATCACAAGTTCAGAAATTTGTTAGTGGAGGCCTATTGTCGCGCACATGGGGTTCCAATTGGTGGCGTGTTACAAGATTTGCCTACTTGGACTAATATTGAATCTAAATTATTCCCTGAATTTCAATCCGAAAGTGGGGAGGTTAGAGCCAAGGCTACTGACATGTTGAATGCTCTGGAGCTTAAGAAGTTAAGAGCAATACACCGCAGAGGAACTTCATTTATATAAAAGTTTATGGAGCGATCCTAAAGTTGATGTACGAGCTATGAAACGCAACGTTTCTGCTCAAGCTGATGCCGCTGCAACAAAAGTCTATTTGGATAGATTTTTGAAAAAGAATTCCATGCCCGATTTTTTCACAGAGTCTGGAGAATTATCCAGTGGACTCGTGTCTGATTCGAAACGTATATCAACTCAAAATTTTGAGGATATGGTCGGAGATGGCGAGAAAACTGTTGAAATGTCTTCTAGACCGCTACATAATGGTCAGTATACTTTATTACAAGCCAATGACTTTTTGAGCAGGCCTGTTGAGTTGGCAAGTTTTTCCATACCCTTGTCTTCTGATTTAGGAGTTGCATTTCCCATATGGGATTTGTTCACCCTTGAAGAAGCGGTAAGGGCAAAATTGAGAAATTATGCTTACTTGAGGGGTGATATCTGTGTAAGAATTACTGTTTCAGGGTCTCCCTTTCATTCTGGGAGATTGTTGGTTTCTTATCAGCCATGTGCTAATAGGAATGCCAATTTGACAGTATTGACTTCTAGTCCTAATTTTAGGAGTATGTTGTTAAATTATCTCTCTCAAGCACCCGAGTCAGGTATCATTGACGTGAAGGCAAATAAGCCTTTGATGCTCAGATGTCCTTATATTTCCACAAAACCTGCTTTCAGGTTGTGGAACGAAAGCTCGTCAGTGATAGCTGCCACCACTTCATTTGCTGATATTGAAGAAGCTGGTCGTTTATATTTATATACTATGAACCAGGTTAATGCTGTCAGTGATTCACCTTCAACTCCTTATGTGCAAATAGTTGCTTGGATGGAGAATGTCCAATTAGGATGTCCTACAGCCACACAGATTGACATTCAAACAGAATCTGGAGATATGGAGGACGATGAGTTTGAAGCAGGACCAGTGGAGAAGTTTTCTTCTGCTGCTATTCAAGTTTCTGATGCTCTCAAGGTAGTGCCTTATATTGCACCATTTGCTACAGCTTCATCTTTCATCTTTAATGGTATGAAAACCTTTTCCTCAATATTTGGTTGGTCTAAACCACCAATTGTTGGTGATCCTATTTTTGTCAAGAACCGTCCATTTGGGAACGGCTGTCAAACGATAGGCGCCAGTACAGTTAAGAGGATAGGGTTGGATCCTAAACAAGAAGTGTCAATTGATCCAAGTCCATGTGGAGTTGATCAAGATGACATGATAATTGCTAACATTGCTGCTCGTGAGAGTTATTTCACCACTTTCACTTGGGCACCCACTGACAGTATCCTTTCAAACAGCATCTTCAAGTGTCGTGTTCATCCACAGTTGGATACAATATACAACGGAGTTATTTCTAAGGATTATTACCAACCCACTGCTTTAAGTTTTGCTAGTACTCCTTTCACATTTTGGAGAGGAGATATTGTCTTTAGATTTGACTTTGTTTGTTCCGCATACCATAGAGGCAAGCTTGTGGTTTATTATGAGCCCAATATTGCTCAACATGCTTTAATGGATTTGGATATTGATCTGAACAAACAATGGATTCAGGTCATAGATATTCAAGAGACACAAAGTGTTGAATTCTGTGTTAAATGGGCAGCTTCTCGACCTTGGATGAGGTTGATGAATGCTCCCAAATCTATTCTTAACTATCAATCTTTTACAAACTCATCGGCTTATCAAGAAGTCAATGGATATATTGGAGTCGCGGTTTTGACCGAGATCCAGTCTCCAGATGATTCTTCTATAGAAGTCAATGTTTTTGTGCGTGGTGAGAACATGCATTTCAATGCTCTTACGGGAGCGAACATGCCAAGTGAACGTATGGTACCTGATTCTGTTATCCTTGAAATGTTTAGTACCGAATCCGGAATGGTCAAAGACAACTCTGATCAACCTGTAACTTGTATTAGTCTTAATGATAGTACAGCTACCGATGATTGGATTTCTAAGATGTATTTTGGAGAAGAACCTATTTCATTTCGTTCACTTTTGAAACGTTATGTGGAAACACGTTATGCTTATGTTGATGCATCTTCATCTTCCAAAAAGTGTGTCTCTGCGATTAGCAACATTATGCCCAACATTGATCCTCCTTATGGGTCAGCCATTTCTGGTAAGCCCACTCTGCTCTCTTATCTCCGATATGCCTACTTAGGCACGAAGGGAGGAATGAGGAAAAGAGTTAGAATACTAGGAAACAGTTCCTTTGATAGTCCGTACTTGCGTACTGGGATATCTTTATTAGAGTTTGGAGGTAGCTACCTTGAAAGCTTTGAATGGAGTTCCTCCCATGCACAGCTAAAACAAATGGGAACAGTGAGTTTTGTACCTCACACCAATGGTGGTTTAGAAGCCGAAATCCCTTTCTATTCACCAAATCTGTTTTCGTATTCTTTTGCGGACAATCTAATGGGAGATAATCCTACTGGTGATATGTCTGCTTCCTGGTATAAACGTTATGTTTGCCAGTTCGAGAGTATGGATGGGAGTGTCGGCGGAGTTAAGTTCATTGAAGAAACAGCAACCGCAGAGGATTTCATGTTCATGAGATTCATGGGAGCCCCATGTTTCTCCAATAACAAAATTGTCTAAAAAGACAGAGCGAGAGGACGCTATATAAAACACGATGACCCCGG